AAACTATATTTTTTAATTCTTTCTTTATTTTTTAAGTCGTTTAACAATAAAAATCCTCTTTTACCTGCCTTAATACTTGTTTTAATTGAATTATGGAAAGTTTCGCCATCAAGTTCCCAAAAGTCGCTTTTATGTTCGCCATAGTAATTAAACGAACACGCCTGATAAACAATACCAAACCCCCCACATCTTTCGTCTGCAAAACTTTGTATCCACTTTATCTTTGGGTACTTTCGTTTTATGTATTTAATAGAATAGCTTATCGCTCTGCTTTCAGGGTATTGCCCCACATCGTCTGCAATCCACATTCTATTTAATTCAAGATATTCATTTTTTTGCGTTCCATCAACTACACTTGCACAACTTGCAGGGTTCATAGCATAGCCATATTGTAAAACGCCTATGATGTCATTTTTATTAAACAAACCTAAGTGTATATAAGTTCCATTGTAGAATTTTTTAGAATAGTGATTTTTAACTATCAAATCATTTGCTAAACTTCTATCTATTTCTTTAACATAGAAATCATCACTACCAAATCCTAAACATTCTGCATCGCCCCATAGTGAGCTTTGTTCGCTATATATGTATTTTTTCATCTATATACTTTAAATAGTATTTAGTTGCATTATCTTTACCTGCCCTATAATATGATGGCATCTTTGCATTAAAGTATAGTGCAAAGTCAATAAGCGTTTTAAATATAGTTTCTGTGTTTTTACTTTTAATTATTATTTTATTAAGCACAACAGCCATAGCGCACTTAGTCAATCTATGTGTCATTTTATCCCAATCCGTATGCTTATTTATTTCGTCCACATATTGTAATTGTAATAAGTGAAACAACCTTAGTCTTAATGATGAGTCGCTTCTTATCTTTGCGTTTCCGTTTCTAAATGATTCCGTAAATGATGATGTAAAAAATTCTTTAACGGATGAGTGCGAAAAAACACCATTAGTGCCAAGTGCGTTTTGTAATTCCTTTGGCGTTTCAGGTGTGTTATATATCTTATTCCAAACAAACGTATAGAAGTTATCATTGTCAAAAGGGTTCACACTTCGCTTAGTTGCGTGAAATCTTATATAATCCTGTATCTGTAATGGCTTTCGTATATTATTAAGTGATAGAAAAACATCCTCAGGTTTTACCTTTGTATCGTTTGGCACTACAACAGCGTGTATCTCTTGCTCAGGCATCTTCTCAATTACAGAGCTTAGCCTTTGGTATCCATCCTCTACTGAATATAACCCTTTGCGTATTTCGTATAATGTTACTGCTGTTAAAAACCCATTCGCTTTGATTGAGTTATTTAAGTTGCTTATGTGATGTTTCTCTTTCCATCTTTGATGTAGAGGGATTGTTATTTGATTTTTTAAATCCCTTGCTTTGAATGTTCTTATCTCTGTTCTCATGTTATAAAATTCCTGTTAAACAATAATTATCTAAATCTGCGCCATGTACAAAAAATGTTTCAAAAACTTCTATGGCTTCGTGTGTTTTTCTTTTACCCTCATTGTAAAACTCTTCTGATACATCGTATATCGCTATATCAAGAGTTCCCTTATCCATTACACCAAACTTAAAGTCTGTGTAAGGTACGTTAAATAATTCACAATAAATATACACTTGTATATCGTATCCGTACTTACGAGCTGAGTAAGGGAAGCCCTTTATGTCAGTTGTGGTCTTTAGGTCAACGATTTTGTTTTTACCTAATACATCTGCTTTACCTCTAAAGGGATAACCACCTATCATACCACAGGCAGGTACTTCAAACTCGCTGTTATCTAATAGTCTTAATGCTTGTTCGTTTCTTAGAAACGCATCAGCTAATCTCTCTGCATCTCGTTTCTCTTTTTGCGTAAATACTTTGCCATGCTCTGCTAATGCTTCCTTATACTTCTTTGTGTTTTTGCTTTGCACATCTACAAAGATTTGATCGCTGAAAACTGAGGGCTCGAGGATGGCGGTATGAAACAAGTACCCATCTCTTAATGGTTGGGATTCAGGCGAACCATAGTCTGTAACAAACCTATACTTCTTTGGGCTTTGGTGTAGCATCTTAATTGATGATGAGCTTAGGGCTGCCTTTGACATATACCCATAGTAAAACTCGTCCTCTCTTAATAAATCTATAAGGGTGTCTTTCTTAAAGCGTTCCCCGTTTAGTAGTGTTATCTCGCTCATCTTAGGTCTGCTTCAAAACAAGTTCCACTACAATAATCTGCTAACTTTCTAACCTCTGTACCACACATAGGGCATGAGTACTCAGGCTCTTCGTTATGCTTTAACCAATCGCTATAATCCATATTTATTCTCTTTTAAATTCTCTAACTCTTTCTCTACTCGTCTTGCACGTTCCACAGCTCTAATAACTGATTGACGTTCCTCTCGTAAGATACGCTTAAAGCTGTATCGTTCTAACTCTAATTGATTAATATAGAACACGAGTCGTACAGCTGCTTCTGATACCTTTTGCAGTTCCTCATTGTCTGACTTCTTTTGCCACTTGATGATCGCTTCTAAAATCTCAGCAGAGTCTATCATATATTGTAACTGACCAAAATCCATATCAAGCATATAATAATTCCTACAAGTCCTATCTGTGCAAAGTCTATCTTCATAACCCTATAAACTTTTTAGCTTTAGCCCACCACACATTTTGAGTGTAGTATAAGTTAAACTCTGTCTGAGTCATTACTTCTATCGTTTCGCCTTTGTTGACGATATATAATCCTGTGGGTGTTATTTTGAAAACCATGCTAATAGAACGTAAGTGATTAGTAATATATCTAAGATGGCTACCCAAAAGGCAACTGTGATAGCAATAGCGTACACAGTACCCTCAATGCTATTTATGTAATTAAATAATTTTCTCATATAATCGTTTTAATGTTAAAAACATAGGTGGGCTAATAGCTACTTCGTATTATAACCTCTTGGATATCCATTTAGACCTATATTTGTTTTTTAAAAGGGGCTATTCCGCCCCCTCGTTTTCTCTTGTGTACTGCTCTATTACTATCGCTTTCAATAGGTTAGAGGTGGTTTCAAGAGCACCCTGTAATTGCTTGTCATTCAATTTAGGTATGTCAGTTATATTTATCATAATGTTTTAATGTTTAATTATGATGCTAATATATAAACTTTTTAGTTATTAACAAAATTTAATTACTTTTTTCTGTACTGAACAGCACACACAGTAAGTCTTTGTTCTGTGTTAGGATACTCTTTAATCATTGTAAAATTGCCCATACAACAAGCCATAAAGTTCTTTTTTTCTTCTTGTAGTTTTAATGTAAACAATGGCATATTATTTATTTTAAATTATATATTTTATTTATTTGCGCTATCCATTCTTTTATACGTTTAGGCGAACAAGTACATGGTTCATAATACTTATGTGCATATAAATCAGCATGTAAAGTACAAATAAACTTAAATTCAATTTTAGTAAGTGTATTGCTTTTATTGTTTAAAAAATCGTACCAATCAATTCTCTGTTGAGTTAACATTTTACCCTTTGGCATTACGATTAATTTTAATGTTATTCCATTTTTTTCTGCGGTTATCGCAACCACAGTCAGGATATATTTTTTTATATATATAACGTATTCCTGTATATTTTGTAAAGTAATAAACTAAATCTCCTAATCCCATTCTATATTTTTTTTAATTACATTTTTTACATTTTTATATGTATTATATAAAGAAGCATAAGTTATATTTGTTTTACGCGCTAAATCAGCTATGCTTGTTCCATTAGATATTATTTCAAAAACAGTCCGATCATACCAAAATAAATTATCTAAAATGTTATCCATACTATTCATAGCTTTACATATATTTTTATCTTTACTTTGTATTTCATCTTCAATATAGTTTTCAAGATTTTTTATATCAACTTTTATTAATTTACTTTGTTTGCGATGTAAATCATAAAATAAAGTTTGAAGAGTTTTATATATATAAAAATAATTTATTTCATCTTTAAAATTAATATCTAATCCTCTATCTATTAATGTTGATACTTTTAAATACATCTCTTGTACAACATCTTCAGCTATAGATTCTTTACATCCAAAAGATAATACGATCCTATGCCAATCTTCGTGCTTCTCTGCAATCTTCTCTAATGTGGTTTTCAAAATGGTAAATCTGTTTGTTCTTTTGTATTGTAAGTTACTAAATTTTTTCCATCTATTTCAAATCCTACATTATTTAATATACTTCTAAACTTTACAGGATCTTCCATAGGTGTAGGTTTGTACCCTAATTCTTGGTTTTTCACTTTCGCTGTGTACAGGTTTGAGTATATCCAATCTGTTTCATGATAAATGTATCTATGTATCACAAGAAAGTCATCAGCTCTATTTATGCTCATACCCCCCATTTCACTATCAGAAGCCATAGGTGGTATCGGTTGATTAGCGTAGTAATGCCCTTGAGGGTGTTTTTTTCTTAGTGCTTCTGTAACAGCGTGAACACATATCCAAGTAGTAATATTATGCTGTTTGCAGAAGATTCGTATATCAGTAAGACTTTCGTAGCTATACTCATAGCTGTTTGAGTTCTTAGGGATATCCTTTTTTAAACTGTTTAAAGGATCAATTAAAAACCCTTGATAATCCCAC